TATATCTTGTCTGGCTGCGGATAGACCTTTACCTTAAGATCATCGTTATCATCTACGCCACTGACTATGTAATCAGTAGGCACCGCGCTAGCGGGAGTTTGATTAAAGTATACGTTATCAAAATACGGCACAGTGTTTAGCGTCAAGAATCCGTGACCACTACTGCTTATTGCTTGCTTGATTACCGCGCTTTGACCTGATCCGGTAAGAGAGTATTCTGCCTGACCGACTACAGTTGGGACTTGCACCGTGCTTCGTAGCGCAGACCATGTCCATGAATCTTCGATTAGTTTCTTTGCATCGTTAACCAAGTCGCCTATCAAGGCAGAGTAGGAGGTCTCGTTTGTAGTGCTAACCTCGTCTTCTCGTAGTCTTCGGAGGACGCTGTTAATTGCTTCTAAGTATGTCATCTACCTGCCTCCAGTGGCTTGTAAGAATCGCTCGAACATCCCGACAGGAATGTTGTCTAGCTCTGTAAACTTTGGCTCAAAGAAGAGCGAGTCAGTAACAGGGGTATTTTGGATAGACTGAAACAACGAGATGTTAGTTGCTTCCCTGGGGGTTGGTTGCATAATTGTAGGTAAGATAGGCGTGTCGTTAACAATAACATTAGGGTCTTCAGCAATAACCGGAGTATCTAAAACAGGGATAATCGGAGTATCTAAAACAGGGATAACTGTGTCGTCTACCACTGTGTCGTCTAACCCGTCATCATCGTTTTCCAATTCACCATTATTAATGACCGCGTCATTATTGGTAACTGCCCCGCCATTGGTCAAGACTGCTCCTGTGTTAAGAGGGTCAGTTGCTTCGTTGAATACATCGCCAGTATCACCTGTGCCAGTATCTCCCGCACCATCACCTGCTGTGCCCTGGTTGTTGATTGCTGTGTCTGACTGTGCCGCTGCTTGGTTAATGCTTTCTACAGTATTACCTGTGATCGTAGCTACTTCTTGAGCAGAGACTCCTCGATCATTTACTATGTCAACAACCTTACGAATACTGTTGCGGTCATACGCTCCAAATATGTCTAGCGCATCTTCAAAGATAGACGCGAGGTCTTTGGTCTTGTCTATTTTTTCCCACTCTGTTTCGGGGTCGTCAGTATCAATAGATTCATCTCCACCAAGCGAAGACAAATCTTGATTTAATAAGGTGTTTTCTAAATTGGTAGTAGATAAATCCTCTATAGTATCTGTCGGTCTTAAGGTTTTAGGAACAAGATCAGACGCAACTGTGCCGCCGCCAAGCGTGTTAATATTTGAAGTACCGCCGACAGTATAGCGGCCTAGCAAATCCATAGCTCCGCTACCTATAGAAGGAGAGCGATTTATAGTATTGTTTTGATTAATACTATCTAAGTACAGATTGTTAATTGCACTTGGTGTAAGAACTCCTATACCCGCAGCATCTTCAAGCACTGCTTTTGGATTATAAACACCGCTTGAAAATTTTTCTTTTTGCTTGCCTGTATTTTCAGCCATAAGAATTCCTAGTTGCTGCGTTCTACTTTCTTAACTTTCTCAAAGGAGCGTAGTCCCCCAAGACCAAGCATGCCCATTAGCACAGGGAGCATTGTAGCAAGGTCAATCATCGGAATTTCAACGCCTGTCTCAAGCAGATTCAAAGTCATGTTCGCGAAAGGGATGACTAGAAAGTTACCCGCCATTCCTAATACACAGACCCATCCACAAGCAGGTCTCCATCCGGCAACAAACATACTGTTATGCTTGGCTTCGATCTTATTGATCTCTAGCTGCGCCTTAACCTGTTCGTGCGTATAACGCTCTGCCATTGTCGCAATGTCATGAGCTAACTTTTCTTTCAGATCTTTATCGGGTATTACCTTGTCTAATAAGTCAGACACTGGCCCGATGAGCGATCCTAACATTGCTAACATTTAGGCCACCACAAGCACGACAAGTAAAAACACAGCCAACAATATGGCAATAGTAGCTTGCTCATCCGTTGAACTCATAAATTTAGCTTTGGCAAATTTGCCTATTGTTTTAACGTATTTCATAGTCGTTCCTTATTTGTCAGCTTTAGTGTCAAGTCGTTTAAAGATAGCCCCGAGCATCTCTTTGATTTCTCGTATGTCATCGCGGTAATCTTCTTTAGCTACATACATAATAGGTATGGCTTTCATGTCAGCATCAATCCTATCCAATAATGCAAAGACTCGATTAACTAACCAACCAACAACGAATCCCGCTACTGCTATTGTGACGTTGAACATGACTTGGTAATCCATACTACACCCTATAATGTCAGGTCAGGGACTTTGCGAGAGTCTCTGATTTGATAAACGTGACGGATAGCTTCCCCACCGTCTTTGTGAAATACAATCTGATTCATCACACTTGCCGCTCCGTAACCCGCACCTGCATGCCAAGAGTCTGGTGGAGATAGCGTACCAAAAGCCTCGATCTTACAACCATTATCTACTTCAATTGCAGTTTGGTGGTGGACGTGTCCGACAAGCCATTTGCGGTAGTTCGTGGTTGCCCACTGTTCAGGTAGCATTTTAGGGAGGATAGCTCCTAGCTTGGCTGCTTTAACTTTGTCGCCGTGATGAACCGCTATTAGATTCTGCCCAAACTGCAATGTATGAAAGAAGCCATGCGGATCTAAGATAGTTACCCTTGGTTCTTTTGAGTAATAAAACTTTAAAATTAACGCGAGGGCAATAGCAGTATCTGAGTCGTGATTGCCTCTAGCCATTACGACTACGCAACTCTTATGCTTAGATAGGATCTTATCTATCGCAAACAAGAAAGTCTGCGCCGCTGTTTCAAGTACGACTTCTATTCTAGTGTCTACGTCTAGCTTTGTCCCCGCGAAGGTAGTGCCTGACGAGCCGTTAGCGTGGATAAAGTCCCCGACGTTAACTAACAAGCACTTCTCAGAAGCAGGAGCTAGATCAACCAAGCAGTCAATTGCGGCAAGCATGTCTCGCGAGGCTATCTTGGTGTCGTAGTCTCTACCTTTAGTTTCCCTTGCGTCAGCCCTCATACCAAAGTGTGCGTCACCTATTATTATCGTAGGCAATAAATCAGAAGCAAACTTCTTCATCTTTGGTTTGGCTTTTGGTTTGTACGGTGTAACGCCTTTAGTTAATCCATCCACAAAACCTTGTAGCGCTTTATCTCGCGCTGCCTCGGTTATGGTGCGCTTAGTTTTTAGCCAAGCTTTATTTCCTTCATCGTCCGCAGTGTAAATGGAACGACCAATAACTATTTCGCCTTCAGGAACGTGACGAGTTGCGTCCCAGTGGTCAGAGTAACCCGCAGCAGATGCCTTGCTCCTAACAGCGGTAACATGATCTCGAAGCGTTGACGGCGAAATATTAAGTATTCCCGCCGCTCGCGCACCATTCCGATCGCAGTCTTCCCAGACTTGTATTGCTTCGCGCTGTCGTTCTGTCTTTGCGTAATTAATTAGACTCATTAAACAACTTCTACTACAGGTTCTTTAGGCCAAGTAACTTCGTTAGGAAAGCCTTCTTGCGCCGTAATGTCACGCAACCCCTGACGATAAGCAGCCATATTAGCCGGCATAGTTACGTCAGACATTCCTGTCCAATCGGTCTCGGCTAGCTTGGCATCTCTACTAGTTCGCACACCTGCCGCAGCATCAGCGTCTAGCCTTGCCTGATAAGCCGTCTCATGCTCTGCCTTGGTAGTAGTGACGCCATCTTCTGTGATGTCGGCAAACATATCTGTCTCAGCATAAGCCTCCACCCAGTTACCGTTAGCGTCCTGCACTGCACCGTTGCGACCTACCTGTTTGTAGGCTGCGCTTGCTTCGGGTTTGGGTGCTGCGAGTACAGGGTCAACGCCTAAGAACGCGCAAGTGTCTGCGTCCCAAACTCGTGGCAGTGATGTGTTGCTGTGCATTCTCCTGACTTCGCCTTGATTTTTGACTTCGCCAGTTGATTGAATACGAAATTCCATTATGTCACCTATGCTATTGCTAAGAAGATGTAATTGCCGCCACTGGCGTTAAGCGCAGCAGGAGCCGATGAGGTTACTGTAAATCCACTAGATAGTGGGTCAATGTAGTCGGTGTTAGTGACTTCTGAGGCTGAGGAGTTTGCGAGCATATACGGATCATTTCCAGACACTATTCCTCTTGCACTATCCCATATGTACCAATCGCCAGTAGCATCTGTACGCTTAATCATTATCCATCTTGCGCCTGCGCTAAAGCCACAGTCTACGTTTAAGTTATTGCCTGTACCTGTGTAGCTGCCGACTTTACTTATTCCTGCTAGTGTGGCGAAGAGGTAGACTACGTGAATCTCATTTGAGGGATATTGAGCACTTCCATATTGCCAATACGAAGAAGTGCTTGTCCAAGAACTTTCAGCACTTTTTGCATTGGAATTAAAGTAAACCACATCAGTAGCTGCCATTCCCGTATGCTTTATATACCATTGCGAGGTACTTTCTGTAGCTTTAGTGATTAGCATTTCCGGAGCTACGCCTAAGTTATGTATCATTTGTGGATTGCCGGCGTAGTTACCAGTATAAGCAGCCATATCCATGAAACCTGTGGCGCGCTTGAAATAATAATCAACAAAATTACGACCACTACTAGACATATTGATGTTGTATGCTTCTCCAAGTTCCACACCGTCCATCGTATCGAAGCCTACCAAATCATAAATAGCAGGAGATGTAGTATTTTCAGCAGCAGTAGACAGTGTTTGTAGAATGCCTCTTCCTCTTAAACGGTCAAACAAACCATTACTGCCGCCATACGTTCTGTCAAAGTTATAAAAAACATCTGGAGTAAATCCTGTTCCTGTCGTAACTATTGCGCCAGACCCACTACGAGCTTTAGGAGCAAAAACTTCAGTCCCAGACTCGGGAGTCTTCATTGGTCTGCGGATGGCGACGTAGATGTAATTATGACCATTATAGTTTACCGCATAACCTAAACCCGGCCCTACAAAAAAACCTGTCGCAGTGGGAACAAGAAATGGCGCAGTAAGACTAGATTCAGCATTAGTTTGATTAGGGCTTAAATATGGGCCGTACCCACTCAAAGGAGCGCCACGCATAGTATCAATAAGAACCCAATTTGAGCTAACAGAATTATTTTTTACCAGCACCCATTGGGCTTCAAAACCGCAGTTTACTTCTACATTAGAATTTGTACCTGTATAAGTCCCACACTTAATAATATTCTCATCGCCATCATCGCCATAGCCACCTGCGTCTGAGGCGAACAGGTAGGCGACGTATGTGCCGCCGGAAGCGTTAATTGCTCCTCCCGCTGAAACCGTAAAATTAGTAGCTGTTGGGGCAGTATCATTCCATATACCCTCATTCCCTGCTGTGCTATTACTATCTAACTCAATTACATAATCTTCAGCAGGAGATGGGTTACCAACGTGATAACATTTCCAGTTATCAGCACTATCTGTACGTTTTGTTATAATAAATGCCGGTGTGCTGCCAAGCGAGTGTGGAATTTGTCTACCGGCTGTTGCATTTCCCGTCCACGTTTGAATATCAAAGAACTTCTCAGCCTTGCGGAATGTCCAAGAAACATCGTCTTGACTAGAAGAGTTAATGTCAGACGCTGTTCCAAGAGTATATCCGTCAGAATTAAACGACGTAATCTCAAGTCCTGCGGAAGTAAACTGGCCTTCCGTGGTGTTTGATCTGATGATTTGAGTGCCGCCACGCTCTGAATCTAAAAACCAGTTAGAGTTTGCAGATGTTCTACGCTTAGTCCAAACAAGACCGCCTGAGTCTGCAAGATCAATTCCATTTACAATTGGCAGGGACGACCCAGTACCTGTGTACAAATAAGTCGAGAAGACATCCTCAACGTACAAGTTGTCTCCACCCGCATTGCCTGCCGCTGCTTGTAGTAATTTCTTATTACTTGGCATCTTAAATCCTCTACGCTAGAGCGAGTCCGGCAACAAAGCCATACCAAATAGTGCCACCGTCACAGGTAATAAAGACGAGAACGTCAGTCCCTGTTGCGGTGAGTGTAGGAGCAGTCGCGGAAGGCCAATCAACCGATGCCGGCCATGTCTGTCCTGCTGAGCCGCCGTTGACTAACTTAAGACTAAAACTGCAAAGCTCATCACTAGCGGTAGGATTAGAGAACGTCCAAGTCGTAGCACCAGTTGTAGTTGCTGTGACTGAGTTACCTAGTGTTAAGTCAATCGTCTTAGCACCTGTAGTGTTTCCTAGTGCGTTAGTAATTTCGCCATAGTCTTTTAAGTTAATCGCTGAAACAGTTTGATCTGCTCCAGTTAACGCGCCTGCGAGAGTCATGCCGGTAATTGTTGGGGCTGTTCCTAAAACAACCGCGCCTGTTCCAGTTTTTGATGTAACTCCTGTGCCGCCGTTAGCTACAGGCAGCGTTCCAGTAACCTGAGAAGCCAAGTTTATAGAGGTTGCTGTAGGAGCAACATCGCCCCACGCAGAACCTGAGTAGACCTTCATCTTGTTAGACCCTGTATTGAAGTACAAAGCACCTGTTAAAAGTGCATTGCCGTCATTATCTACAGCAGGGTCAGAAGATTTGTTTCCCAAGTAACGGTCGTCAAAGTCATCGTATGTAGACGCTGCTGCTGCGGCAGAGCTAGCAGAAGCTGTAGCTGAGTTACCTGCGTTTGTAGCAGAAGTCGCTGCGCCACTAGCAGAGGTAGCAGCGGCAGACGCTGATGTAGATGCTGCTGAGGCTGACGTAGCTGCCGAGGTAGCACTGCCTAGTATCGAGTCTGTATAGGCTTTCGTGGCTACGTCTTGAGCAGCAGTAGGGTCACCTGCTCCTGTGATCTTGTTAGTTCCCATTGCGATAGCACCAGACATAGTGCCACCCGCGAGAGGTAATCCTGTGCCGTCTGCTGCATCAACGTAGGCTTTAGTCGCTACATCTTGCGCGAGAGTAGGATTACCTACACTGACAATCTTGTTCGTACCGAGTGACAGTTGACCTGTCATAGTCCCGCCCGCTAACGGCAACTTGCCCGCGAGAGAGTTGGTGATAGTAGTGTGGAAAGACGCATCATCGTTTAATGCAGCAGCTAACTCGTTTAGAGTATCTAGTGCCGCAGGTGCGCCATCAATGACAGCCGCGATAGAAGTATCAACGTAGTTCTTAGTGGCAGCGTCAGAGCTTGCCGTAGGCTCAGCTACGTCTGTCAGTCGTGTGTTTGTAAAGTCTACTGTACCGTTGACGACTAGGTTGTTAACTGTAGATGTGCCGCTAGAGGCTGTGACATTACCTGTTAGATCGCCTGTGACGTTACCAGTTACATTGCCAGTGACGTTACCTGTGACGTTACCCAAGACATTGCCTGTTAGACCGCCTACAAAGCCCGTGGTAGCCGTTACTATCGTGCCTCGTACAGTAGATGCGGTTGTCGCACCAATGGGCGTAGAGTTGACTGAGCCGCCTGTGACGACTGCGTTGCTAGATGCAAAAGTACCGTTAGCGGTTAAAGTACCTGTAACGGTAGCTGTGCCAGTAGTAACTGTAGAAGGATTAGTACCCAACTCTACAATCTGTGTAGAGGCATTCTCTGTGAAGATTCTTTTGTCAGTTACGTTGACCGCCAGTTCGCCTTTAACCAAGTCACTTGTGGTTGGGACGGATGAGGCTGTTGAGCTGTTCTTGGTTACTATCGTTGCCATGTTAAATTCCCGTGGTTACCACTTGGTCTTGTGTGACCAGTATCGTGCAGATAGTTTGGATGGGCTTGAGTCTTGAGCGTTATGCCTAGCGTAGTATGATTTCTTTCGCGCTTTGTCTTTGGCAGTCTTGGGATTACTCCCTGCGCCCGTCACACCCTGCTGCCCAAATCGGACAGTCTTGATTTGATCACCGGCTTTTGCCAATACAACATGGCTTTTGGTGGGATGGCTAGGGGTCTTTTTGGGCTTATTATACCCACTTACCCCAAGCTTGGTTAATTTTGTGTCTTTATTACGCATAAGATAAGGGGGCAGGTTTCCCTACCCCCATCTCCTTTAGCCGTTTACAGCCATGATGAAGCCGCTGTCAGGACGGTAAGTCTTGACACCGTACAGAGTATCAGCAGTATACAGTGTTCCGAGGAACTCCTGCTTGTACTGAGTCTGTGAGCGAACACCAACTTGCTCTGCCAAGATCATCGTATCTGTATGCACGAGCAGTGCTGCACGAATCTGTCCACCTGCTGAGTTCTGCGCAGCAGTCTCAGTAATAGGGCAGTTAGTAGAGATGTAAACATCAATACCATACAGGTTACCGATCTTGCCATTTTGCACAGGCTCGCCGCTAACAAAGTCAGAAGACACATAACGCTCTACACCCATGATTGCATTACGCAATGAAGGAGGAATAACCAACGCTCGGTTATCCATAGGTACGTCAGCATCATCTTGCTTCTGAATCAAATCACGGAAACATGCGTCAGTGAAAACGTCAGAAGTAGTAACAGTGTCATCAGCATAAGCTGTAAGGCCAGTTGAAGCATCACAGTAGAATGCAGCGGCAGTGTTAGTCCAGGCAGTACCGTTACCAGTACCGAAAGACTTACCCAGACCCATCAGGTCTGTATCAACCTGACGCGAAAGAGCATAACCCGCATCAGAGGTGTAGAAGTTACGCAGCGAAGACAGAGCCTGCACTTCAGTAATATCTTCAATGATACGTGAGTATTCGTAGTGCTTGTCTAACGCGACTTGCACTTCGCCCTCTGTATTGCTCTGAATAGTAACAGCCGTTGCTGATGTTTTAACGTGAGCATCGCCGCGAATAGGAGCAGGAATATGGATGATGTCACCCTTCTTCCCTGTCATGCTCATTTTCTTTACTAGGTTCGCGAGGATGAGATTCTTCTCATAAGCAGCGCGAATCTCGTCACTCCAGATTTCTGGAATAAATGTAGCAGCAGTAGTGTTAGTTACCGCTCCATTCATATTTGGATAGGTTGAATCAGTCATAATAATCTCTCAAAGGTTAGCTTTTTACGCGACCTTCCTGATACGCCTTATATATCTCATCAGACATCGATTGGTAGCGTTTCGGATTGGTTCGCATTAGTTCAATAATGTCGCTTCGTCTATAAATCTTTCTGCTTGGAGCTTCTGAGCTTCCATTAGCTCCACCTGTCGAGGCTGCGTTTAGAGTTTGTTTACGTTCTTTGCGCTCAACACTTACAGCCTGTTGTGCAACGTCTTGAGTTGATTTCCAACTAGAAAACAATTCATCTGCCGCATCATAGTCGTACTTGTTGTTTGCTCGCTCGTATAACTCTGAACGGATCTTGCTACCGACAACCCACTTTTGAAAGTTAGCGTCCATAGCAACTTCTTTAATGTCAGGGTGCTTCTGCTGTAACGCAGTAAGTGTCTGACTTTGTTTCATTTGATTACCTAATTGCTCCAACTGTTTAATGGTTGGATGGTTTGCAATTTTGTTATCAACAGCCTTGTCGGGTTCAGCAAAGAAATCTACTTCCTCGGCCTGTTCCGGTTCGTTGACTTTGCTCTGATTAAGAATGAAATCATCTACAACTTTTCTTAGCTGACCTACCTCTTGTCCTTGCTGACCGATGCGAGACTCTGCCTCTTGGTGCATCTTAATCAACTCAGAAGGAGTCTTCCCGCGATAATGCTCTGGGGTGTCATCTACGGCTACCTCTTCCGAGACCGCTTCCTGTTGTAAATCTTCATCTACCTCGCTCGTTACTTCGTCAATAAGTTGTGCCACTATTATTAAACTCCTATGGAGACAAGACCAACTCTAAGCTACCCCGAAGGACTTATGATTCGGCTACCTTGCGTTCGTGTTTAATCTTCGCCTGTCTATCCTTAGCCCATTTCATAGTAGCTCCCGGATAAGAACCGGAGATGGGGTCGAGTACCGACTTAACAGGTGAGATCATCTTACTACTAGAGCCACCGCACTCAGGACAGTCACGCTTATAACCTTCAGTTACCTTGTTGCGATTAACCATTGCCTCATGGACATGGCCTTGCTCGCATTGGAAATCAAAAATTATCAACATCACTGCTATCCTCTTGTACATGGTTCATTGCAGATTCTAGATTGAGCATGTCAGCCAGTACGCTTAACTGGCCTTTGCGAAAGAATAAATCATTAACATCTTTCGCATCCTCTACTGAATTAATGTAAGCCGCATCAGCAGTTAGATCATTAATTAAATCCTTCCAACCTTGCGTTAAGAACATATCCGCACGGTCGTCATAATATTTTTCTGTTTCTTTATCCATTCTTCTTAGCCTTTGGCTTTGCTTGCACGAAGGCTTTAACCTCGTGAAGAAGGATCTCGTGCTGCTTCTCTAAAGACTGAAGCCGCTTGTCCATTCGGTCTAAGACGACGTTTACTTGTGTCACTACGTCCTCTAGTTCGCGTTGGGTAATCATTGCGGCAGCGCCTTAACTGTATCAAGGTTTAGCTTCTTTTCTTTGAGCTGAGCATCAGCGATCTTAAGTCTGCGTTCAAACTCTTTGTCGTCCGCATCACCTACCGCAAGGTTAGATGTCACAGCTTTGATCTGATCAATCTCTAGCTCAACAGGGATAGCCTTAGTCTCTGCTGCAATCTTGGCAGCTCTTGCTTGAGACTCAGCGCCTTGTCCGTTCAGTGCGTTAGTCTGCGACTGTTGGAACTCCATCTGCGCTTGCTGCGCAGCTTGTTGTGCTTGCTGTGCTTCAGGCGAAGGCTGTCCTGCTTCTTGTAGAGTTTGTATTAACTGCTCGCGGTTGCTCAGGTTCATGTTATCTATGATTGACTGAATCAACGCAGGATATAGCGGAGACTCAGGAGACATAGTCTGTAGAAGCTGAACCAACTGTGTGACCTCATACTCTCTGGCGATGATGCCAAGAGATGAGGTGACCTCAAACTTATAATCCGATACCGGATACAACTCAGGCTCAAACTGCATATACCTATGGGCAGCTTTAGTAACGAATGGTATCAAGAATGACTCTTGGAAGTTGATCAGTGTTCGTTTGTGGCGTTTAATCACAGCGCCCAGGGACATTGAAATCCCTGCGGCTGTTGCTTCGCCGTTAATTGAACCGCCAACGCCAGCAGAGTCTATTGCTCCTGTGGCAGTCTGTACCATTCTCTGTAGCTCACCTGCTTGCGCGAAGGTAATCTGAGATACCTGACCAAAGTTAAATGGTTGTAACACTTCAGAAGGATTACCATTGGTAAGAATGATTTTGCCCGGTCTTACTTCAGGTTTAGCCCCGCGAGGTAGGCGTGTAGCGTCCATAGCCATCATAGGGTGGACTGTTAACGCCAGTGCATCGATTCTAGCCCTTAATTCTGCGTCTAATGCCTTCTGTGAGTTGTAACCTTTCTCACATACACCACGACCCCAGAACCTAGAGGGTACGATGTCCCAAGGAAACGCCACAACTGGGCGATCTTGCATCATGTACGGGTTCTTCTCCGCCTTTAGCAGAGTACCACCGTTAGCTATGACTACGATTGCCTCAACATAGAAGCCTTCTTCTTCCTCGCTGTCTACTAGCTCCTCAACCTCTTCGTATTCATCGTCATTTTCAAGTAAATAGCGTGGAACAAGTCCGTAATACTTGGTCAAACGAGTCTTATCGGTCGGTTGCGTGGTAAGTTCGTGGTCAGGATCTAAGTCTGTATCAGGATACGCGAAGTTAAACGGCACATCCTTGTACACACCCTTCTCTTGGAGTTGTTCTATAGCGTGTGGTGAAACAAATTCATCAATGGCTACGCCTAATGCGCTGTCTACGTCCACAGCAACGGGGTCAATCAAGAAGTTTTGAGGTAAAACAGGTCGTAATTTAACGACTGTGCGGTCTGAGATGTTCACACCTATAGCTTGTAGCTGACCATCCATAATAGGTTGGGAGGCAGGCTTCATCTCTTTGACTTCTTCTAGGACAATCTCCGCTATGCCTGTGCCAAAGACGGCTGCGTTGATAAGACACTCAGCCACACCCTTGCGAATCTTGTTAGCCTTAAAATCTTCTAAGAGTTTTTCGCGAAGGTAGACTACGTCTTGCGTTTCTTGGTCAGAGATATCGTCCTTCATATCAAAAAACCGACCACGACCAAATGTAGCTTCTTCAATCTCTGCGACCGATGACTCTACAGCCTGTTGAAGGGCAGGGGAGATGATCTGTGATCGCTCTGACTCGCGGTTACGGTCTTCGCTAGCGTAGATACCACGCCATAGACGGTAGTATTCATCGAACTTCTGCTCGTAGTTAGTCTCGTAGTGGTCACGCCAATCACGACATTTTGACATAACCCAAGACTCAAGCGTCTCTTCTATGCCAAATTGTTCTTCGTTTGATTCAAGCATCTTAATATCCCGCTACTGAGTCGATTACGTCAAACTCATCTATTTCAAAGTCGTATGAGTAAGACACCTTAGCCAGTTGGTCTATATAGGCTAAAGCGTCTACCATGTCATCGTGGGTGAGTGCATCGGGGAATTGGAAGATTTCATCCATGAATTGGATGTTCCACTCACCCTTGTTAAGATTGCAGATTCCATTCTCGAATCTACCTTGCAGCGCCCACATCACCCTGTCAGTTTTCTTCTTGTTACCGTGGGTCAGCTCTTCGACCCTGAAAAATGTTTGGTATTTCTTCATCAGGTCTGTGAGAGGCGACATGACAGCCTGTCTGGCTATGCCCTTCTCTATCCCAATGGATATGGGTTGATAGTCTCTGACTATCTGGAATATCTTCTCTGCGGTGGCGTTTAACTCCCACCGTCCGCAAACGATATCCTTAACCCACCAACCATACTCGCCTACCTTTACAATAGCAATGGCGGTATTGTCAAGCTTTTTATTTTTGGATTTGGCTTTTCCGACTTCCTCAAATCCCGCGAGGTCAATGGCAACGTAGTAATCGCCTGTTTCGGGCTCTTCGTCATCGAACCGAACCCACTCTTCTTTAAACATCTCAGAGCCACGAGCTTCAAAAGAAGCCATAAACTCCTGCCGAAACGCGAAGGAAGACATGGATTTCTTTGCCGCATCAATCTCGTCCTTGTCCAGTAAGTCATTGTCGTAGCTTGTGTAGTGCCATGCTTTATATGTGGGGTCTTCGCCTAAACTGGCTTGCTTGTAGAGTTCATAGAAATGATTTCTACCCATTGGTGTCCCGATAAATAAGGCATCGCCCTTCAAGTCTGTCAACGCAGGTCGTAGTATTAGCTCCCATACATCGGGCTTCATGTCTGCGTATTCATCCAAGACAAGAAACTTGAGACTTACGCCGCGCATTGTCTCAGGTCTGTCTGCGCCTTTCAAGCTGATGGTTGTGCCGTTAATCAACTTAACCTGCATGTTGTTTACATGAGAGCTTTCAATAACAGGCTGACCTATCTCCATGAGGAGATTCCACATAATATCTCTAGCCTGACCCTGAGTAGGGGCGACGTAGAACACCTGCCCTTTATCTGACTTCAAAGCGTTGACTATCAAAAGATAAGCCGCAAGGCGAGACTTCCCCGTCCTGCGACCCGCAGCAACCACCTTGAAACGAGTGGGGTCGTTCCAGACTTCTTTCTGCCACTCCAAAAGACTTATGTCTAGGTTCATTTTTTCTTCGCGGTCTTCTTAGCTGCGTCTTTAGCTTTCTTTGCTGCTGTCATTCCCGCAGGGGTGTAGGCGTATTTCTTACCTTTTACATTTGGCATCGTATTCTCCGGTTCGTATCATATTAGTAATGGTTATAGCGCGTTGTCCTACCTGCTCTGCCCAGTGAGAGTCCAAGAACTCTACCGAGGCTGCTTCGTAGTTATCAAGAGACATCTCCCTAAGAGCGTCTCTAAAGCCGCGAAGACGGCTCATGCCAAGGTTGAAGCACATATCCATCATAGCGTCTTGGCGTACCGAGTCCAAATGAGTAAACCAGTCAAAGGCTTTGGTCAGTTCTTGTTCGCAGCGCCGGACGTCATTCGCGAGGAGATAGTAGACTTCATCCTCGGACAAGCCCATAGAGTCTAAATTACGCCCAACGCCTATGGTCATATCTCCCGCCGTGCATTCGTAAGGCTTAAGCCGCAAGCCCTCGTGCTTAATTAGCAGGTCTTCAATCCTCATGGAACTCTCCTTCTATCACTTCGGGTTCTACGATCGTATCAGTAACCCCTGAGATTGTAATATTGACCGTAGGCCTACCGCCTAGCTTGTCTTTATCAAACGAGCTAATAGGCAAGATGCGATCTACTATGAGCTTCCACGCAGCAGATTGATTCTTGTGGTCATCATCTTGGGCAGCTCGGAAGATAGACTCTATCACAGCATTGGTATCCCTCCTCGCGAGGAATCGCTGCTTCATCTCTGCCATAGCCGAATGGTCACCCTTGGGTCTACCAATAGGGCGGTTCTTCGGCTTCTCTATCTCCGACTTACGGGGACGACCACGCTTTCTCTTTACTGGTGCATTGTCTTCAACCACAACATAGAAGCTCTTTTGGAATTAATATTTGGCGTATTAAACCACTAAATCGTCAGATTCGCCAACCCTTGTATTCATGCGGGTTTGAGAGGAATGTTTTTTGGCTCTTTTTTTTAATTTGACCTGCTGCAAATCTGGGGGGCAACTACAGTAAACAGTCCGCGCGCGCACACCCCCCCGTACATCAGACGAATCCCCCTTGGTGTTGGGGGTCGCGCATGACG